ATGAGTAGAAAAAGAGAAGAATTTAAGGGAAATATATCCTTCTGCGAATTCATGAGCAAACGCTATGAAGAGCAATACAGTTTTCCGAAAATGCACATGATTAAAGGGAAAATATATATTCCCATAGGTATATTTGGCAAATTTGAGGAATTATGTATATAATAACAGTAAAATCTTTGAAGGAAATTAAATATCCTTCCTGTTTTTTTGATACGTTATGCCATATCCGAAGTATGGCAAAAAGTCAGGATTTTGAAAAGAATAGTTGGCATTGTTATAACTGTCTCAGGTATGAAACATGATAGAAAAAGAATTGATTTGCATGGCACAATGTAAAATTACCTTGCAACAGAGTAACCTTTTGGACGAAATGGCACGCACAAACGGTACTACACGAAGCTATGAACTAAGAATGTTGCTTGAATTATTTGGAAGAGAGAGGCTTCATTATGACGTTGATAGAACTGAATTAGTGGAATCAGAGAAAGCAGGGATGTCTTTATATGAACTTTATAAAGAGATTTACCCAGTCAAGGAGGTAATACCTATCTTACATAGTATACCATGGTATACCGGTATACATTTTACACTGTTAAATTTTGTAGGCATATTGGAGCTTGAAATGCTAAACAAGAGTACCAGAGAGCTTCTTTTCAAGTATACCACACGATATAAGCCTTCAATACAAAAAAGATACCCAGAGCTCGCTTTAATTATGGACAAAATAACGGATATGACACAAAAAGACATAATAAGGCTTGACGATTTTAATATCGTCTCGGTGATTTAAATGGCGCAAGATGATACAGCTATTTATATACTATTTATTATACAGTTAATTATTACTTGTATAATGATATATGGAATATATCAAAATTGGTGAAAAAATATGACACATGGATACGAATTTTTTGATAATGTCTATGAAGATATAGATTTATGGGATTTTTTTGGCATGGATGAGAGTATATGGGAAGATACATTAAGTGAAGACGACAAACACATAATCGAATCGGCAAGGATTGATGCCGATTATTGGACAGAAAGCGAATATTATGAGGTATATGAACAAGAGGAAAGTGATTTCTAATGGTTGAAGAAAGTAAGAGATATATAACTAAACATGCTGTAAGAGCATTATGGTTATGTAATGAAAAGAATAAGATTAGCGACAATCAGTATAAGTGGAAAGTTGCTATCAGAGTAAAGGATAGGATTGTTTTTGATATAGATGATAATAATCTTGAAAATATAATTACTATCATGAAATTTTATGAACCTATATTTGGTAAATTTAACGTAGTAAAAACATATAAAGGTTATCATTTAATTACAGTTATGAAATATGAAAATGCTTTGGGATGGGAATACGATAGTTGTAGGGTACTATACCCTAACCTTGAAATGAGAAGGCTTGAAGAGTATCAAGCTGCAATTCGGACATGGTATTACCAGCAAAGTGAGCATCAAAGAAAAGAACAACTTGATAGACAAAAGTTCTTAAATTACCTTCCTCAACAATTCAAAAAAAGTGGACTGTATAAAGGAATTGGTACATTTGATATGTTGTTTGCTATAAATGTCGTGTTAAAAGGATATTATTGTATTCGAATCACGAAAAAAGGCATAGACGACAAGCCGCAAACGATAACTATATAAAGCAATAAAGAAATGATAGTATGAGGTTAATATGTCAAACAAAAAACAAACAAAATCAAAAAAAGATATTGAAGCGGAAGAAATTGAAAGAGTAAAAACACTTGAAGAAAATTACAAAGAATATATAGAAAACATGCAAAATAGGTTAGAAAGCGGTGAACTTCTTGAAGTGAAAGAATTTGCACAATGGAAACGAAACGTTACTAAAAATAGGGATGATGGAAGTGAAGTCACAATTGAAGTATCCGGTGATACTGGGGAAACAAAAAACCAAAAATTCACCCGATTAGCAAAAGCACGGATGATAAAATGCTTAGATGACCTGAGTTTATTAATTAACCTGTCAAGTCCACAATATGAACCACATTCTGAACAAGTCGAAAAGATGCTAAATGCACTAAAACTTAAAGTTCAGGACATTGAAAAGAGTTTTGCTGCTCAAAAGAAAGATAAAAGTTCTTTTGAGTTTTAATCTTTTAATAATTTTTTTTTAAATTTTTTTCATTTTTTGTAACCAAGTCTCTATTTCTATTTTTTTCTCCTCTCTTCTGTATTGCTGCGTATTATACGCATTTGCAATAGATGTATTAAATAAAACTCTTTTCTTATCATATAGAGCATCTTTTCTAATCGTCTTAAACATATAGTCACTCTCTGACAGATATGTTGAAATAGAAAAGATGAAAGGGGTTAGTTGTTTCCTTCCTTCTTTCGAAAGTAAAGAGAAGGGATTAGAGAATTTAGATATTATTATAAATGTTGATAGTTCTCTGATTACGATATTAATCCTTCTGTAATTTTGAGCAATGACATATATATCAACGTTATTATGTCCGCTTGTTGCCCAAAAATCATGCTGATTATCGGTCATTTTGTTATGGCAATTGACGATTTTATACGCTTCATCAAGTATTACAACACAGTCATGTAATCCGAAATCAACGTATTCATCCTTCCATACATTTGTGGAAAGAATAATATTATAAAATACAGGTTTATACTGTGGTTTATATCTTGTTTTTAGTATTAATGTTTTTTTAGGATAATACCTGTAAAAACAGTTTAATATATACCATTTTATCAAAAGTAGAATATATAAAATATAAGCAATTATATTAGCTATTTTTTGAAATAATTTTAAAGGAACAGTATAAATTATAGGATAATTAGTAAAAACCACTTTATTCTCTTTCAGAAAATTACATGCAAGTAAAGTAGCATAGTAACTTTTTCCTTGTGATGGTGCTGCACTAATTATATTTGAAGCCATGACACTCTAAACTTTTTAAGTATGATAACTGACTATATAGTATACCATGGTATACAGGTATACTTGGGTTAAAGTTCTTTAGTGGAGGGTTATGGTAACTCCGTTTTGGATTTAGAACTATTTTAGGGTTTCTTTTTAGGTATACCGCCATCCAAAATCCTCGATAAAAAAAAAGGGAAAAGGGGATAACCCTAAACCCTATTTAACGCCCTCTCTTGATTAAAAAGCTTCCAGCGAGATGGATGAATGTTGTCAAGAATCCTAATGCCACGAAATAAACTAATGGTGGTTGCATGAATACCTGCATCATACTGATGAAGAATCCTGTAAATCCATAAGTCCCGTTTCCAATTATTTGAGTGAAGTTACTTATGTCCGATGCAATATCAGCACTACCAATTACTGTTATAATTGATGATGCAGATATAGCCATTAGAGCCTTGTTTACCATTCTATTCTCAGCGATATTTTTTTTAATATCACTATACCAAGATTTCATATTCATATATGTTTCTCCTGTTAATTATTTTTTTTGTATTCGTTTCGAATTATAAAGTCAATCCGCAAAACTCTTAAACAGGGTCTACCGTGATTTTGTAAACCCTGCGATAAGCAAGAACAATTTTAGGAAGAACATTATACAAATGCACCCAATAATACACGCTGTAACGTACAATACAAACCGTTGTAGGTCATCTTGTGGTATACCTATAATAAGATATATTACTTCAATTAATGAGGTCATTTTATCACTTCTTTATATATAAGATATACAATTATGAAAACTATACAAATAGTACATATTGTTAATTCAGCAAGAATAATATCTTGTTGATATAAATATACTGTTATATATCCATCCATAAATTATACCTTATGTAATTGATGTTAAGATTCCTTTTGTGAAATGTAATGTTTTTGATGTAGTTAAATTTGTCATAACTATTATATTTTGTGTTACCCCAGTAGTATCCACACCTAATGAACCATACGCCCATACAGCACGCCCAGGCGGTTTAGATGAATCATATATACTTAAATATGGTTGTTGATATGTATTTAATGCAATATGTGCGCTTTCGATACCTCCCGCTCCCAGTGATAGTTCAATATCACTGGTATGGTCAATTATATTGGATAATAATTCAACATGTGCCCAATTTTGTAAGCTTTGTGTATAATTATCCCCTACACTTAAATCTATTATTGGATACATATACCCAAGATTAGATATGCCCATTTGTGAGTTATGGTCTATATTAGTAATATACTTTTCATTGAAGTTTATATCTTCATCTATTGTATGACCGGATACAGACCATGACAAATTTGATAATTCAGCATGGTTCAGAGTTCCTGAACTATTATTATAGTAGTAAGAATTCTCTATATACGTACTATTTCCAGTTCCATTATACCCTGAGAAATTGATAAATGTCGGATTATCTAAAGTACAATTGAGACAAAGGGCATTTGATAAGTAATTTTGAATTAAAGGTTCAGTTAAATTGTACCCATATACGCAAGTTGCGCTTAGAAACAATAATATTATTAATATGCTTATTTTTCTCATAGTTATTTTCCTTTTTATTTTCCTTTTAATAATTCGCATTGTGATATATTAATTAATGTCATATTATCAAAATTGGCTTTATTTTGATAAAGTCCAATATAATAGTATGTTGTACCATCGTACAGCACACCATCATTTATCGCTATATTATACAGCGATTCATTTAAGGCTATTGTATCATGTTGTGCTTGAACCGCTGCACCCATCCCGATACATATTAGTGCTAATCCTATCCATAACAGATATTTGTTATATACCTCTAAATAGATATTACAATATTGTCTTACCTTTTCTTTGTTCAT